CCATTTGGCGCTGCAACTGTTGACGCAACAGGGAAAATGGCAGAAATGCCTTCCCGTGACGTAACAATGGAGCAATTACCACAGCACATGCTTACTGGCGAAAGAGCGCCCAGCTTGGCAGAGAATTTAAGTCGTGGTGGTTTCGGTGGTTACGGAAGCGCAGTACTTCAGAGTCTGGGGTTAGCTGGGGATGCGCTTTATGCGGCTCCGGTTGTTGGGCCTGTTTTGGGGGCTACTGTCGGAACTTCCCTAAAAGGAATAGCAAATTTGGGTAAGGTGGGTAAAGCGGTTAGGGCTGCCAGCAAAAGCGATGAGGGTATTGCCGCGCTCAAAACAGACGTTGATATGTTCGCCAGAGATGATTCGGGATTTATTTCCCCGACCATACAAGCCCTGATAGAAAAGGCTCCGGCCAACCTAAAAGGCCAGCAGATTACTGAGTGGGCTAATGCCAACGCCAACAAGGGCGTGAAGCCGAAAGAATTAGAGTTCCTTGGCTTAGATGAGTTTGTCGATGCCAATCCCAGTGCGACCACTAGGGAAGCGGTTGAAGGAATCAGTGGCAATAAAGTCAGGGTCAGCCAGAACGTCAGAAGTGGCGAGGGAAAGACTTTAGAGTTTGAGAGCACGATCCCAGAAACCGATCCGCTGGATGGCTCCAATTTGTATGAGTACCGTGTGGAGGACTTGAAATACCAGCTAGAACAAGGCGATGAACTCATAAAAGAACAGATATTGGATTTCCACCAAGAACAGGATCGCTTAAAGTCTTCGGCAGGCATCATGTCTGGCTATAAATCTTTTGATGAAATACCGCAATCCGAGATTGACGATATTGTAGAAGCTATTGCAGAAGACGAATACTATCAAAATCCCTATGAAATGCTGACTCCACAGGGCGAGCGGTTTGGTTCTGGCACTTTCGCCTTTGGAAATGATAACGTTGGTTATTCGTTATTTGTCGATGGCCAACGAGTTACCGACAATGACAACATCGCCTACAGTCGAACCGAAGCTGAAATTCAGCTTCAACAGAAAATGGGCTTAGAAGACTATGGACTCTATGGCGAAACTCAATTCAAACGATGGGTCGATCAGAGCCTTCCCGGCGGCGAGAACTACAGGGAAGTGGTGTTCAACTGGGACAATGCCCCAGAGGCTCATCACATTGGTCACTTTGATGACGAGAATCAGATAGCTCATGCTCTTATCAGGGACAGAATACTGGACGATGGCACTCCATCCTTGCACATAGACGAACTTCAGTCAGACCTGCACACGGCTGGCTCAAGAGAGGGTTACAGAATACCGCCCAAACAAAGAGAAGAGATTTACAGAAAGCTAGAGGATTATCTTAAAGACAACAAAACCTTTAAGTTTGAGCACATACTTGGGGAGCCGGGAATTTTAAATACCACAGATAATACTTTTACGACCTTTGAGATGCTTTCTGATTCTCGTCATTATTTAAAAAAATACGACCCATACCGCCAGCAAGTGACCTTGCGCGACCTGATGGAAATTGATGAGTTTGTGGACATCATTGAACCGATTCTTGATGAAGGCTCAGTTCCAGACTACCCCTTCAAAGACAACTGGCATGAGATGGTATTAAAGAATCTGCTTTTAGACGCAGCAAGAGAAGGCAAGCCAGCTTTATCCGTTTCCGGTTCAGCCCCCATAAAGGAAAGATACTCAGAACAATACTCCAACTTCTATGAAATGCTCTACGACAGAAAAGTACCGTCATTTATGAAGAAGTTGGCGAACAGGTACGGTGGTGAGTTCGAGCAAGGCAGATTGGATTACGAGGACACATTTGATGAAATAAAGCCCTTCATTGACGAAGTAGAAAGTGTTGACGCTAACATCATCAGAATCACCCCAGAGATGAGAGAGCGGATACTTGAGGAGGGCATTCCATCTTTTGGCGCTGGCGGTATTGTTGATATAACTCAGGGGACTGACCCCTCAATGGTGGATCGGGTCGGCAACTTTATGAAAGAGAGGATGTAAAGTACCGTGGAATATTTGAGAGGTTTTGATGCCTGTACGCAAGGTTAAAGGCGGGTATCGGTGGGGGCAGTCGGGCAAGGTCTACCCCACAAAAATACAGGCTGAACGTCAGGGAAGGGCGATCCATGCCTCTGGCTACCAGGGCGGCGGTATCGTTGATGTCACCCAAGGTGATGATCCCTCTGCTGTAGATCGGGTTAGGAATTTTATGGGAGATTCCCAACGCCGCTACCAGACCATGACCGATAGGTTTGGGTTGCCTGTTACAACGGGCCTCGAAAGACCAGAAAAACCCATCTTGACCCCTGCACAGACTGCTTATCTTGCGGCGCAGATTGATCCGACTGTAATGACGGGGCTGGTAGATGTAACTGGCGGTTATCCTGAGTTTCCGTCCAGAGATGTGCCATTGTCCCGCGCATTTTCTGGTGAGCCTATGCCAAGCCTCGCTGAAAATGTCAGAGAAGGTAATCTGGGCATAGCCGCATTGCAGGCACTTGGGGCAATCCCCGGTATTGGCGCGATTACGCGGGGGAGAAGAGTTGCAAGGGCCGCAAGTGATGCTGCCAGAGCTTCCCGTGGCATAACGGCATCAGAGTCTGTAAATAAAATGGGGGTTATTGCTGAGTTTGCAGAAAAGCATCCGACAGCTTTCAATAGACTTTTTACTAGAGGAAAAAAGAAAATATCCAGATCAAAGTTTGAGTCTGGTGATCCGTCTGCGGTAGAGAGGGTTTACTTAAGGGTTAGGCAAAAACAAGGAGCGATGCAGGCTTATGCTGAAGAAGCTGAAAGGGCCGCTCGGCAGTCGAGAAGAACTCTATTTTGGCCGAAACAAGAAGATTTGGAATCTGATTTAGAAAGATTAGGTTATAGGGCCGAAATAAAGACTGACCCAGTTACAGGAGAGGTATGGCGTGGTTCGTCATGGTCATATAATCCTACATCTGGTGGCTCTTCTATATCAAATTACTATGTCCATCCTGATACGGGCAAAACGGTTAGGGTCTCAGATCATGCTCCTGTATGGCCCCGGTCTAACAGGGATGTGATGATTCATCCCGGCTCTTTTGATTCTTATGATGATCTTGTAACGTCTTTGGAAAGATCATCCAGAGCAACGAGAACAAAAGAAACAGCTAGGATACCTGCTTTATCTGTTAGAGAAATAGTTGCGGAAGCGGAAAGTAAGGGTGTCAAACTTGATGTTTCTGAGAATAAAGGTGTGTTGAATTTGAGCCGTATTGTAGTCCCAGAAAAAAACCAAGGGGTGGGGACGGCAATTATGAAAGATATTTCAGATTATGCAGATCGAACAGGGCAAACAATAACCTTAACGCCATCAAAAGACTTTGGGGGATCATCAGTTTCAAGGCTCAAAGATTTTTATAGGCGTTTTGGTTTTGTGGAGAATAAAGGGAAAAACAAAAATTTTGAATATAGGGATACCATGTATAGAAGCCCAGATGTGAGAACAAAATAAATGCTGGACGGAATTGACCTGAAAGCCCTGAGCCAAGTAAAGAATCTACCCGTTGAAGATCAGAGGGAAGTTCTGGAATTACTGGAAGATTTAGAAGAAGCCAAGAAAAAAGAGATTGCCAGAGAGACCTTTTTAGGATTTACCAAGTATGTATGGCCTGCTTTTATTGAAGGCCGACATCACAAGGTTATTGCCGAGGCTTTTGAGCGTGTCATTAAAGGCGATCTCAAGCGCCTGATTATCAATATGCCACCGAGACACACCAAATCAGAGTTTGCCTCTTATCTTTTACCCGCTTGGTTTTTAGGCCAGAACCCTGAAAAGAAAGTTATTCAAACATCGCACACAGCAGAACTGTCCGTGGGTTTCGGGCGTAAGGTCAGGAATCTGGTGGATTCTGATGATTTTAAGGAAATCTTTCCTGAACTGGCGCTCAGGGCAGACTCCAAAGCAGCCGGACGCTGGAGTACCAATCAGGGCGGGGAATACTTCGCTATTGGTGTGGGCGGTGCGGTGACGGGTAAAGGTGCTGACTTGCTGATTATTGACGATCCCCACTCCGAGCAGGATGGACAAAGCATTGATGCTGCTGTGTTTGATAAAACCTATGAATGGTACACCTCCGGCCCACGCCAGAGATTACAGCCAGGCGGAGCCATCATTATTGTTATGACCCGATGGCATAAGCGAGACCTGACCGGAAAGATTATTAAATCCTCAACCCAGAGAGAAGGCGTGGATGATTGGGAACTGATTGAGTTTCCGGCCCTGATGCCTTCAGGTAACTCTCTTTGGCCTGGCTTTTGGAGTCAGGACGAGTTACTGGCGCTTAAAAACGAACTGCCTGCCCCTAAATGGGAAGCCCAATACCAGCAAAGTCCTACCTCTGAGGAGGGCGCACTGGTTAAGCGGGAATGGTGGAAACGCTGGGAGCGCGACAGGCCACCGCCATGTGAGTTTATTATTCAGTCATGGGATACCGCTTTTCTCAAAACCCGCAGGGCTGACTTCTCGGCCTGTACGACTTGGGGCGTTTTCTACCAGCCCGATGACGATGGACAGACACGGCCTAATATTATTCTTCTGGATGCCTACAAAGAACGTTTGGAGTTCCCTGAACTGAAGAAAACAGCGATGGAGTTTTATAATAACTGGGAGCCTGATGCCTGTATTGTTGAGGCCAAAGCTGCGGGAACCCCGCTGGTTTTTGAGTTAAGGGCTATGGGAATGCCTGTTTCTGAGTACACACCATCGAGAGGGAATGACAAGGTGGCCCGTGTTAATGCCGTGGCAGATATGTTTGCATCGGGTGTTGTTTGGTGTCCAGAAACAAGATTTGCAGAAATGGTTATTGAGGAGTTTGCCTCTTTTCCTGTGGGAGAGCATGACGATCTGGTGGACAGCAGTACGCAGGCGTTACTGCGATTCAGGCAGGGTGGGTTTTTACGACTTGATACCGATGAGGAAGACGAACCCATGTATCGGAAAAAAGCGGCGTACTACTGATGGCTGATGTGATTGTTAACGAATGGTCTATGGAAAAGATATTCAGACCTGTCTTCAGGCGTAAATCGCTGGTAGGGGATAATGATTTTTTTGATAAAAAAGACTTTCCCGTTACTAAGTCCCTAGAGGATAACTACGAGGTCATTCTTTCTGAGCTTAAACCCCTGATGGAACGTGTGGCTGATTTTGCACCTTTTCAGGACATCAGCCCTGACCAGATATACATTTCCAATGACGACAAATGGAAAATGTTTTTTCTCAAAGCAGGCACTTATCGCTTTGACAGAAACTGTCAACAGGCTCCAAAGACAATGGAAATACTTGATAGCGATAAAAATATTGTCTCGGCGTATTTTTCGGTCATTGGCCCTAATAAGATGCTGATGCCCCATGAAGGCCCGTGGTGTGGCCTTATCCGTATTCATTTGGGGATGATGATTCCAACGGACGGGGAATCTATTTTGGTCTGTAACAAGAAAGAATATCGCTGGAAAGACGGGGAAGCGGTAGTTTTTGATGACACCTATGAGCATTTTGCGGTAAATTTAAGCAACAACAATCGAGTGGTATTATTTATTGACTACATGCGCCCCTTGCCTGTACCGTGGAATTGGATAAACTGGCTGATATTGAAAGTGGCGCGATGGGTTCCTTACTTCAGAGAGCCTGTAAAGAGGCATAAAGAATGGGAAAAGAAGTTTTATCAAGAGGGAGAAAGTAATGCCTAGCTATTACGACAGCAAGAAGAAAAAACCAGGCAAAGCCGATATGCAGTACAACAAAGGCGGCAAGGTTGAGTACGATAAGGGCGGCGAGGTTAAAAAGATGAAAGGCGGTGGCACAGTGGCCCGTGGTAGTGGCGCTGCCCGACCTCAAGCTTTCAGGAAAAACGGATAAATGGCGATAGAACGCCCAATGGGGCAAGACCCCTTTAATAATTGGCCTCAAGAAGATGAAGCTGACTTAGAGATTGGGATTGTCAATCCAGAGGCTGTCTCAGTGGAAACGCCCGATGGCGGTGTACTCATAGACTTCGATCCCGATGGGGATATGATGGGGAGTGTTGAGCATAACTCGAATCTGGCTGATCTGATTGAAGACGAAGACTTAACTCAAATTGCTTCCGAGCTTATAGGGGCGTTTGAGGCTGACAGAGATTCCCGATCTGATTGGGAAGATACTTACATCAACGGACTTGATCTTCTGGGACTCAAGAACGAAGACCGGACGCAACCTTGGGACGGGGCTTGCGGAGTATTTCATCCGGTCTTGACCGAAGCGGTAATCCGCTTTCAGGCTCAATCCATTCAGGAGATATTTCCTGCGGCTGGGCCAGTAAAGACTTCAGTGGTCGGGCAGATTACTGACGAAAAAGCACAGCAGGCAGAGCGGGTTCGGGACTACCTGAACTATCTCATTACGGAAAAAATGACCGAATATCGCTCAGAAACAGAAAAAATGCTGTTTTCTTTGCCTTTAGCGGGTTCTGCCTTTAGAAAAGTGTACTACGACCCGAATATGGGTCGGCCTTGTTCGATGTTTGTGCCTGCGGAAGACTTTGTGGTGAGCTACGGAGCCTCTGATCTGGCTACTTGTGAACGAGCAACCCATGTAATGAAGCGAACCAGCAATGAAATCCGTAAATTACAGGTCTCAGGCTTTTATAGCGACATCGAATTACCTCCACCAAGCCCTGATACGGGAGAAATTGAGCGAAAGTACAACCAGTTGACAGGTGGATCAGCTAACTATGAGTTCGATAACCGTCATACTGTACTAGAAATACAGGCTGAATTGGATTTAGTCGGTTTTGAGGACAAAGAAAACGGCGAACCTACGGGAATTGCGCTCCCTTATGTGGTCAGTATCGACAAATCCAGCAGAAAAGTGCTGTCGATACGCAGAAACTGGTATGAAAACGACCCGATGAAAATGAAACGGGAGCATTTTGTTCATTATCAGTATTTACCTGGTATCGGATTCTACGGATTTGGATTAATTCACATGATTGGTGGATTGGCGAAGTCTGCAACCAGTGTTTTACGGCAACTGGTGGACGCAGGAACGCTTTCCAACTTGCCTGGCGGGTTAAAATCCCGTGGATTACGCATTAAAGGCGATGATACGCCGATTATGCCCGGTGAATTCAGGGATGTGGACGTACCTGGTGGCGCAATCCGCGATAACATCACGTTTTTGCCCTACAAAGAGCCTTCCAACGTCCTTTACCAGCTTTTAGGCGATATTGTCACCGAAGGAAGGCGATTTGCCTCTGCGGGGGATGTCAAAGCGGCTGATATGAACGCTGAAGCGCCCGTAGGCACGACTTTGGCGATTCTTGAACGCTCCATGAAGGTGATGAGCGCGGTTCAGGCACGACTTCATGCCTCCATGCGCAAGGAATTGCGGATTCTGTCGGGGATAGTGCGTGATTTTGGCCCTACTGAGTATCCTTACGCGGTAGCAGGCGGCGAATTATTGCCCGAAGACTTTGATGATCGCGTGGATATCATTCCAGTTAGTGATCCCAATGCAGGTACGATGGCACAACGCATTATGCAGTATCAGGCAGCATTGCAATTAGCGGCCCAAGCGCCTCAGATGTACGATATGCCTTTGTTGCACCGTCAGATGCTGGAAGTTCTGGGTATCCGTGATTCAGACAAGATCGTACCACTTGAAGATGAAGTGGATATTGCTGATCCGGTGACAGAAAACATGAACATCATCAATGGTGAGCCAGTTAAGGCATTTATCTATCAGGATCACGAAGCCCATATTCAGACCCATGTGGCGCTGATCCAAGACCCTAAGATTATGGAAATCATGTCTCAAAGCCCCACGGCCAAATCAGCAGAAGCTGCTATGGCAGCGCATATTTCAGAACACGTTGCGTTTGCTTACAGGAGAAAAATTGAAGAAGAGCTGGGTGTTCCTTTACCTGGCCCCAACGAGCCTTTACCAGAGGACATCGAACTCAGGCTTTCAAGGCTGGTTGCGCCAGCAGCCTCGCAACTCACTGGTAAAGACCAGCGGGAAGCCCAGATGCAGGAGCAGATGGAGCAGGCAGAAGACCCGATCATTCAAATGCAACAGCAAGAATTGCAGCTTAAACAACAGCAGGCTCAGGCTAAAGCTCAGTCAGACATGGCTAAGATTCAACTTGATTTGCAAAAATCGATGGATAAATCTTCTCTTGAAAGAGAGAAGTTGTCCCAGCAACAGCGATTGGAGGAAGCTAAGTTGGCAGTTAGAATTGCAGAAGACAATAGCAGGGAGCAACTTGAATCGAAAAGAATTGCTAGTAAATCACAGCTTGAAGGTGCTAAATTAGGCAAGGAAATTGCAAAAGACCTGATGGATGATAAAAATTCAGAAGGAAAACCCTCTTAGGGTGATGTGAAGATACATGGACGAACTGGACTTTTTAAGAGATAAGTTTAGGGAAATGATGAATGATATGAGCGACCATATAAGTACGGGGGGTTGTAAGAGCTTTGATGAATATACTCGTTGTTGCGGAGTAATAGAAGGACTGGCGACAGCGGAAAGAGAATTACTTGATCTTAAAAAGAAGATTGAGGAAGCATAACATCGTTGTATAAGGCAGCGCAGGTGACTCTGGACACCCATTTCCAGTGCAAGGAAGACAACTAATGGTAAGATCATTAGCAACAGCAGAAGTAAACGAGACTGAGGAAAATGTTGAAGAAATTCAGCTTGATGAATCAGAGACTCGCAAAGCCAGTCAGATGCCAAAGCCACAGGGCTATAAGATACTGATTGCTCTACCAGAACCTGATGAGAAAACGGATGGCGGTATTATTAAAGCTAGAGAAACGATGCACAATGAAGAAGTTGGCAGTATTGTCGGTTTCGTCTTGGACATGGGGCCGGATGCTTATGGTAATAAAGATCGTTTTCCCACAGGCCCGTTTTGCAAAAAAGGGGATTGGATTGTGATGCGCTCCTACACAGGAACAAGATTCACGGTTCACGGGAAAGAGTTCCGTTTAATCAATGACGATAGCGTAGAAGCTGTGGTCGAAGACCCACGGGGTATCGTAAAGGTATGAGTGAAGCAACAGAAAACAGCATAGACCAGGCAGAGTCTATCGCTGCACCAACGTCAGCCGAGGACAAGTTCTTCGGTGTTAAGACGCAAATTGCCAAGAAGTCCGATCAGAAAAAAGATACTACAGAGCAAACTGATCTGGATTTGGAAATCATAGACGATAAGCCACCTTCCAAGAAAGCGGCAGAAGAACCAACAGGCGATGAAGAACTGGATCAATACAGCGCCAGTGTCAGAAAGCGTTTGGACAAAGCCACTTACAAACGAAGGGAAGCGGAACGTCTTGCAGATGAGGCAGTAAAAGCTGCCCAGAAGCTCAATCAGCAGAATCAACAACTTTCCGCGAAGAACAAAGAATACGAGTCTTTGATTAATCGTGGCGAGAACGTGCTGGTATCGCAGATTAAAGAAAAGGCGGAGTTGGCAGCAGATAAGGCCAAAGCCGAATATAGAAAGGCTTACGAGGAAGGAAATGCGGATGCGATTGTTTCTTCTCAAGAAGAGATGATTCGCGCTCAGGCTGAACTGAATGAAGCGCAGCGTTATGAAAATAATCTGCCACCCCAGCCAACACCGGAACAACAGGCCACTTATCAAAGGCAGGTACAATCTACCTATCAACAGCCTGTTGCCCCGACAATTCCTGAGCCGGAACCGAAAGCAAAGGAATGGGGAGAAAGAAATCCTTGGTTTGGTGATGAAGAACATAAGGGCATGACAGCGTATGCTTATGCTCTCCATGAAGAAGCCATAAAGGATAATGGGCTATCGCCCAATTCAGATCAGTATTTTACTTACATAGATCAAGGCATGAGGGGCCGATTTAATGATTATGACTGGAAGGACAACGCATCAGAAGATGCGAGCGGTAATGGACAAGCCGCGCCTGCGACAACCAGTCAACCCTCGTCCGTGGTCGCTCCTTCCGCAAGGAATAATGGAGCTAAACCACGCAAAGTGCAGTTAACGTCCACTCAGGTCGCTCTCGCTAAACGACTTGGGTTAACCAATGAACAATATGCCAAACAACTCGTTAAGGAGATGACTAATGGCTGATGAGCGCACCAACAGGTCTCACGATACTCGTGCAGAAGATGTCCGAGAAAGTAATGATTCTTGGGTTCCTTCTTCGATTTTGCCAACACCTGACCCGCAGGATGGCTGGGTTTTTCGCTGGATCAGAACCAGCGTTATGGGACAATCGGATAACCCGAATGTTTCCCAGAAGTTCAGAGAAGGCTGGACTCCCGTTAGAGCGGAAGATCATCCAGAGCTTCATATTCAGTCAGACATCAACTCCCAATTTCAGGGAAATCTTGAAGTCGGCGGTTTGTTGCTATGCAAGGCTCCAAAAGAAAAAATGGATGCCCGAAATGCACATTATCAGGATTTGGCACAAAAACAGATGGAATCCGTGGACAGCAACTACATGAGAGAGAATGATCCGCGTATGCCCTTGTTGAGACCGGAGAAAAGTACGCGCACAACCTTTGGAAAAGGCTGACATCTTTTTTTAAGATGTAGTCTTTTGTGTTTAACAGAAGCTAAGGAGAAACTTAGATGGCTACATCTGCCACTCCAAATGGTGCAGAACCTATTGGCACTTGTTCGAGTAGCGGTTCCTTTACGGGAAAAGTTATTCATATCAAGATTGCCAGTGGTTATGGCACTGCTATCTTCTATGGTGATTTCGTCAAAATGGTTGCTGCCGGAACGATTGAAAAAGACACTGGCACAACTTCATTGACATCCATAGGGATATTTCTTGGCTGTAAGTACACTGATCCAAGCACGAATCAAATGACCTTCAATCAAACATTTCCAGCCTCTACAGCGGCTTCCGATGCAGCAGGCTATGTATTGATTGATCCTGACGTATTGTTCAGGATGCAGGGTGATGGTTCGATTGCTCAGACTGCTCTTGGTGCAAACTTTGCTGTGGTTCAAACAGCAGGCTCAACTACGATTGGTCGAAGCAAGAATGCTTGTGATGCGTCTACAGTCGCAACTACTAACACGCTGCCGATCAGGATTGTCGATTTTTATGACGGCCCTTCAAGTTCGGTTGGCGATTCCTACACTGATGCTATTTTCCGCTTTAATGCGGGACATCAGTTACTCAATACTACAGGCGTATAAAGGAGAACTAGCATGGCTATTTCAAGAGCGCAAATGCTCAAAGAACTCCTGCCAGGGCTTAATGCCTTATTTGGTCTGGAGTATGAAAAGTACGAGGATGAACACGCTGTAATTTATGACACAGTGTCATCAGAGCGTTCATTCGAGGAAGAGGTAAAACTGAGCGGCTTTGGTGCGGCTCCTGTTAAGGACGAAGGAAATGCAATTTCCTACGATTCTGCACAGGAAGCGTACACTGCCAGGTATAACCATGAAACGATTGCAATGGGTTTTGCGATAACAGAAGAGGCGATGGAAGATAATCTATATGATTCTTTATCGGCTCGTTATACCAAAGCTCTTGCTCGTGCAATGGCTTACACCAAGCAGGTGAAAGCAGCTAACCCGCTAAACAACGGTTTCACTAATTCTTACCAGACAGGTGATGGAGTTAATCTATTCACTGCATCTGGTGATGGTGTAACTGGCGGTGACGGACACCCACGGGTGGACGGCGGTAAGAACGATAATCGTCCTGCGACAGCGGCTGATTTGAACGAAACCTCACTGGAGGCAGCAATTGTAACGATTGCGGCTCTCACAGATGAGCGTGGACTTCTAATCGCAGCTAGACCAAGACGTTTGTTGGTTCCGCCTGCTGGAATGTTTATTGCCACACGGCTTCTTGAGTCAGATCAAAGAGTCGGAACGGCGGATAACGACATCAATGCTGTACGCAGCATGGGTATCGTTCCAGAAGGATATTCGGTCAATCATTATCTGACTGACTCAGATTCCTTCTACATCATTACTGATGTGCCAAATGGCTTGAGACACTTCGAGCGTACCGCACTGGAAACTTCAATGGACGGCGACTTCGATACGGGCAACGTGCGCTACAAAGCGCGTGAGCGTTACTCTTTCGGTGTATCCGACCCATTGGGTATCTACGGTTCGCCAGGAGCGTAAGCAATGGGGGAAAGCGGCTTGTTTTTTTAACATAACTGTGAAATGCCTGTTAATATATTTGCAGGTCGCTTTCCTTTTTCCTGACAGACACATGGTGTGTCTGACACTAGCCAAGACAGGAGAAAGAAATGGCTAATACAACTTTTAACGGCCCAGTTCGGTCTGAAGGCGGATTTGAACAAATCAGCAAGGCGGCTGGAACAGGTGCTATTACCACGAATCTGGATATTGATACCAGCGGTAATATCACCACAACGGGCTATGTTTCCTCTTATGCCAACGTCAGCAGCATTACGTCTGCTACTCACAGCGTTGAGTCCACCGATTCGGGTACGGTTTACACGCTAAACCGAGCGG